AAATATTTTATCCTATACTTGCAACGATACCACTGTTCATACTATTGTATGTCATTGGATACTTGGAAGATAAAAAATTGATAAACGATACATGGCTATATTACGCAGTGCTATCTATATGGCTAGTTATAACGCTACTAACTATATACTTTATAGTTGATGTATTAATGACCATACTAGAAGTACTACTTGCAATAATAAAAGCTGTAACACGTGAAACATCTTGAATCACAGCTCCAAACGGCATGCGTGAATTACTTCCGTCTGCGCTATCCGAATGAGGTCATCTTTGCCATTCCTAACGGTGGCAATAGATCGTCCGTTACAGGGGCAATACTGAAGCGAGAGGGCGTAATGGCGGGCGTAGCTGATCTATTTATCATGGCACCACGTGCCGAGTATCACGGCCTGTTTGTTGAGATCAAGTTACCCAAAGGCCGCGTGCAGGAATCCCAGCAACACTTTGAGAACTTGTGCATACTATACGGCTACGGGTATCGCATCGCTCGCAGCATCGATGAATTTATGGGATGCGTTGATAGTTATATGAGGTTACAATAATAGTTTAAACTGTCCGTTATTATCCGTATATTGAACTAAATCGTTTAAGAACTGCGAGACTTAACCGATTGCTCGATAAAAGCACCCCTCCACCCTTGCTATGGATCAGCGACTCGCAGCGCCCCATAGCAGGGGTTTTTTATTTTAGATCAATGAATGGCTATGAGTTAAGTAAAAAGTGGTTCGACTACTGCTTTCAGCATCCTGAAAAAATAAAGCCTATACATACGGCTATATACATGTTCGCTATAGAGCGATGCAATAGGCTGTCGTGGAAAGAAAAGTTTGGATTTCCAACGACCATGGCTATGGAAGTATTAGGTATACATAGCTACAATACCTACATGAAAGCACTAAGTGACATCGTTGAATGGGGGTTCATAACGATGATCGAGCGTAGCAAAAATCAGTATACTAGCAACATAATTGCTCTATCAAAATTTGATGAAGCACAAGACGAAGCACTAGATAAAGCACTGTACGAAGCACATGACAAAGCAAGTGAAAAGCACTTACGGAGCACTGATAGTATAAATAAACAATATAAACCTATAAAACCTTCTAAAGATTTAAACCTTACTAAAGAGAAAGCATATAGCGAAGAGTTTGATGAGTTATGGGAAGCTTATGGACGTAAAGGCTCAAAGAAATTGGCATACGAAGAATACAAGAAGCTATCTACAAACGATATTAGCAAAGCCAAAGAGCACATACCCAAGTACGTACAAGCACATAAGGGTAGAGAAGTTTACATGAAGGACTTTGAACGCTACTTGAAACATGGTACTTACCATAGCGCTGTGTATAATGCCGAACAAGTACCTACAAACGTGACAACGGAAGAACAAATACGTGAATTCTATGAGGGACTAAATGCAGGATACTAAAGAACACGAATACGCCATCATTGGCTCAATGATCGTATCAGGTGAATCAGTGATCATAGATGCACTTAACAGCCTGACCAAAGATTACTTTACCTACCACGAGACAAAATACATCTTTGAAGCTATACGCGACATCTACGAGACCGAAGGCATAGTACCAAGCGACAGCGACATCTTTGCCTACCTATCGGCAAACAACAATCAAGTATCAGGATCGTCAATAGCCGATATACTTCGCTTCGTAACGTCAAACTACGATTGGCATATAAGCGAACTTATTGACGCACGTCAACGCGACACGATACGCCGTCACTTGATGGCCTACACCGTAAAGGCCGAAGAGGAGAACATAGACGCGCATGAGTTAGCTGAAATGATAACGACTGACATCAACGCATCGGTGTCGAATAACATGTCCAGCTACACGCACATTAGCAGCATAGCCGAACTTATATGCGATCCAGAGCAGACAGCTACACCCATAAGGTCAGGCTATCACGAGCTAGACAGCATCACAGGTGGTTATTATGCGAAGGAGTATGTCATCATAGGTGCTAGGCCATCTACTGGCAAGACGGCAATTATGGTCAACATGGCCTACAACATGGCAAAGAATGGATTTCCCGTTGGTATACTATCACTTGAAATGCCGTCAGAGGCTATCGTGAATCGTATGGTATGCGGTATTGCTAATGTCATCATGAACAATAAGCTAGAAGGCAAGTTAAGCAAGCATGAACTAGACCGTATACGCCAAGCAGCCGATCATGTATCTACGTTACCGATCTACATCGACGATACTTCTGCCCCTACCATAAACAACGTAAAGTCGATATGCCGTAAGCTTAAAACTAAGCACAACGTCAAGGTTATCTTCATTGACTACTTGACCAAGATTGTTTCACATGAAACACGCAAGACCGACAATCGTGAGCGTGAAGTATCTCGTATAAGCACCATGTTAAAAGACACAGCCAAGGACTTAGGCATTACGATAGTAGCTATGTCGCAGCTATCACGTCTATCCGAACAGCGTGCAGACCGTAGGCCAATGGCTAGTGATCTACGTGACTCTGGTCAGATTGAGCAGGATGCCGATAAAATCATCTTACTACATAAACCAGGCATAGGCAAAGTTACCTTATACGGTCGTGACGGTACACGCTACATAGAGTTTATCGTGGCTAAAAATCGTAATGGTCGCGTCGGTGCATGCGACTTGTACTATGACTACCAAAACATGACATTCAAAAACTTAATGCCTGAAAACAATGGATGAACTATCACGACGTCTACGTCAATACGAGTTTAGAGATAGAATTGCTGAACATAAAACAAAATCGTACATTGAAGACATGGGAAGACCAAGTTTATATACCGAAGAATTAGCCGACAGGATCTGTAACTGGATTAGTGAAGGCAAGTCATTACGCTCATTTTGTCGGGATGAAAACAATCCTGGCTTGCGTACCGTACTCGACTGGCTTAATGACGATGAGAAACAAAGTTTTCGCGTCAAGTACGCGCGCGCGCGGGAGATACAAGCGGAAGTAATGGCCGACGAATTGCTTGAAATTGCCGACGATACTAAGCCCGATCAGCTTAAACTAGCGCACGATAAAATGAAGATCGAAACGCGTCAATGGATAGCGGCCAAACTATTGCCCAAAAAGTACGGCAACATCCAACACATTGAAGACATTACCCAAACGCCTAAACAATTAGTTATTGTGACAACAGACAAGGACATAAACACTTGAACATTACCGTACTTACCCCATCGATCGGCACGCCTCAGCTAGCCGAAGCCGTATACAGCGTCTCACAGCAGACGCATCCCGTTCGACACATTGTCGTCGCTGACGGTCGCAAGTACTTAGCCGAAGTCACTAAGCAAGCTATGCGTGGATGGAAGGGCGAGCAACAAACGCCTAAGATCTACGCGCTACCCGATAACACGGGACGCAATGGGTACAACGGTCACAAGGTGTACGCCTATTTCGCTCAGCTACTTGACACCGATTATCTTTGTCTACTTGATGAAGACAATACCTTTGACCCTGATCACGTCGCATCGCTTTACGACGTGGCTAGTAAACTAGGCTATGCGTTCAGCCTGCGTAAGGTGTACGATAAGCAAGGGCAGTTCATCTGTTTCGACACTTTCGAAAGCAATGGCAAATACAACAGTGACGGATATATCCTTGTTGACACTTCATCATGGATGCTGTCGCGTGAGTATATCAAATATCTAGCACATTTCGATGTGCCACTTATCGGCGACCGACCGTTTACCGAAGTCATGTATAAGATTAGCCTTGCAATGAATCGCAAGCTTACCGATGCATGCACAGGGCTTTACACGCTCAATTACTTCGCAGACAAACATACCCTACAATTTTTTAAAGATAGATCATGAAGATTCTCGTAACTGGTGGCGCTGGATTCATTGGCACTAATCTAATTAAACGCCTTGTAGCTGAAGGGCACGACGTTATATCGTACGACAACTATAGCACCGGCAGCCTAGACAATCATCAGCCAGGGGCTAGATATCAAGGAGGCATTCTTGATAATTCGCTTCCTATTTTAGTTGCTGAGCAGGAGTTCGACCTGTGTTATCACTTGGCAGCGCTTGCACGTATCCAGCCGTCCTTCGTGTATACGACAGCATACTTCAATAGCAACGTTGCGTTCACGCAGGAAATATTACAGTTAAGTGTTGAACATGATTTTAAAGTGATATACGCTGGATCATCATCCAAATACGGAGGCGTTCACAGTTCACCCTA